CGATGAGTCTGCATTCTTGGTTGTTCCAGAAGCCGTCACCGTTTACGAATCACCAGCAACTCGCTTGCAGGTCAACGTCATCGGCTCAGGCGAAGTCCAGATTGGTCTTTACGGCTACATGGGCATCGCTGTTAAGAAGGCTACAGGCGTTCGTCGCTTCACAAAGACTGCTTAAGTCACTTGGGTGGGGCTGGCCTAAAAATCAGCCCCACCATCCCCAACTAAGGAGCCATCATGGGATACATCACACTCACCGAGCTAAAGACTGCTTTAGGTGTTGGTGACCTGTACCCTGATGCCCAGTTGGATGACATTATTCAAACCGCTGAAAGTGTCCTCGAACCATTCCTTGAGACCCACGCTGTCGGTGTAGTTAGTGCAGCACTGGACACAAACAAGGTCACTTTTGTGACCATCCGCCGTCACAACTACGCCATTGGGCAATCAGTTGTGATTACTGGTACCGAGTATGACGGCACCTACACCGTGCTTGACCGTTTGGCTTACACGTTCACAGTTGCCAAGACTGGCACTAACACTGTGAGCCACCAATACCTACCTATGGGTAAGGCAGAACTTTCCACAGCAGCGATCTATGACGATGTTGTGGCAGTACGCACTGCAGCGATGATGATTGCAGTAGATGTCTTTAACGCTTGGACAGTACCAGGTGGACAGGCTCAAGGCATCGACTTCCAGCCCGGACCGTACCTCATGGGACGCTCTATTCTGACCAGAGTAACTGGTCTAATCTCACGTTACCGTGATGTGGGGTCGATGATTGGATGAGCATCACCGATTCACGCAAAGAACTAGCCACGGCCCTCGAGGGTTCAGGCTACATAGTGTTTGCACAGCCAAAAGAAAACATGCCAGTGCCCTGCATCGTACTGGTGCCCGGTCAGCCATACATCGAGTTCCCAAGCTTTTCACTCAACCGACTCAACCTGTCGTTCAAATGCACACTTATGGTGGCCATGATTGATAACGAAGCATCAATCGCAAATCTCGAAACACTCATTTCAAAGTTTCTTGACGTTCTGCCTGCAGGCGTTGAGATAGGTACATTCAGTCAGCCCGGACTTGTACAAAACGGTCCAGTTGATTGCCTGTCCACCGAAGTAACACTCACACTAACCGCAACAAAGGAGTAGGGCTATGGCTCTCATTTACGCACAAGGTCATGACCTTACCCTGACCATCAACTCAGTGAACTACCAAGATGTTGCTGCATCAGCGACCTTGACAGTTGAGAACGATCAGCAGGTTATTGAAACACTCTCAGGCCGTGCCTACAAGACGGTAGCAAAGTCAGGCACACTCGATGTCGAGTTGTACCAAGACTGGAACAGCACATCATCAGGCACAACATCCAACAGCATCTGCAAGGCTCTCTGGAACCTCGCAAACACAGCACCAGACACATCAATCACAGCAGTGCTCAAGTGTGGCAACACCACAGGAACCACCACCGTGTACACCATGTCTGTGTTCCCAGTGTTCCCACCACTCGGTGGAGCTGCAAACGATGTACTCACCGCATCAGTTTCATTCGTTGTTGAAGATGGAACAGTAACCGCTACAACCGTGTAGCAGAAAGAAGTCCCGGATGAAAATCCAAATCACTTACACACATGCTGGGGTCGCTGGCAAGGTAACCACTTTGCCGGCCGACTTCATCAAGTGGGAACGTCACACCAAACAAAAGTTCAGCGATCTATGGCAAGAAGTCGGCAACGATGTCCAACTCCGTATCGGCATCGAGGACCTTGCCGTACTCACTTGGGCTGTACTAGCTCGACAAGGACTCAACGTACCGTTCGACATTTGGATTGACTCGCTAGACAACATCGAGGACTTTACCGAGGACGAAGCAAACCCCACCCAGCCGGAAGCCTCCAGCGACAGCGACTAATCTTTGCTGTTAATGGGGTTATCCGGCTTGATTGGGATGAACTTGATTGGCAAGACATAGCAACAATTAACGCACTATTTAAGGAGCAGAACGATGGCTAACAAGCCCAGCATGTATGTTGAACCTGACTCCTACTATGCCCTACTCCGTGCGCTCAAAGGATTGCCTAAAGAAGCCAACGATGAACTGCGCACAATGGCTAAACAGATTGCCACGGACATTGTGAAGCCATCTGTAGAACGTGCCATCCGTAGCCATGCTGGACCGTATGGTGACAAGTTAGCCAAAGACGTTCGAGTATCCCGTGATCGTATCCCAAAGGTTGCTATTGGTTCACGCCGTAAACGGTTCTCAGGTGGGGCCTCAGGCGTTCAGATTCGCTATGGCACCATTGTGGGTCCATACCGCACAGGGATTAAAGGTGGACGTGCCGACAAGATGCAGAACTGGGCTGAGAATGTAAGTCCGGGCTGGACGGATGTTGCAGCTCGTGACTACACACCACCAGCATTTGCTGCATGGGACAAAGCAGTCGAATCCATTGTTACAAAATGGAATAGGGGTTACTAATGGCATCTAGTGGTTTGGGTCGTTCGCTTTATGTAGGTCTCAAAGCTGACACTAAGGGCTTTGGTAAGTCTTTGAGTGCTGCCGAACGTCGCATGAAAATGTTTAAAAATGGTGTCAAGGTATTGGGCACGGCTGTTGCTGCATCGTTTGCTGCGATGGGTGCCGCTGCTTTGCTGTTTGGCAAGTCTGCAATTACTGCTGCCCTCGAGGACCAGAAATCACAGGTGCTACTGGCCAAGACCATTAAGAACAATGCCAAGGGTCGCAAGGGACTCATTAAAGACTCTGAGAAAACAATTCAAGCACTCGAGTCGCAATACAACATTGTTGACGATAAGTTGCGCCCAGCGTTTAGCAAATTAGTCATTGCCACAAAATCGGTCAGCAAGTCACAGAAACTCATTCGCACAGCAATCGATGTCAGTGCATTAAGCGGAAAATCTTTGGATGCTGTTGTCACGGCATTGTCTCGGTCATACTTGGGTTCGAACACTGCACTGACAAAATTGGGTCTGGGTATCGATAAAGCCAAACTTAAGACAATGTCATTTGACCAAGTAATCGCAGCATTGACTAGAAAGACTGGTGGTGCTGGTAAAGCAGCTGCAGGAACCTATCAGGGCGCAGTAGATGGTTTGAGCATTGCTTGGACAAACTTCCAAGAATCTGTGGGCTACAAAATCTTGCCTAAGTTGAAAGGTCTGTTGACCTACATTAAAGAGGACCTGTTGCCATGGCTTGGTGAACTTAAGAAAGGTTTCACGGGTACAGGCCAAGAGGAAATCAGCCCTAAATTGCGATCTATTGGTAAAGCAATGGGATTCGAACCGGGCAAGTCAAAGGCGTTTACACTTGGTGAATCGCTTAGAAAGATGACTGATGCGTTCAAATTGCTGTTTAGTTCTTTAACTGGTGCAAAGAATGATGGAAGCCTATCCACACTTGACCAGTTGGCTATCTCGTTGACCAAGATTGCTAACGCCATCACCGCCGTGACCAACGCTGTGGGTGGTGCAAAGAGCTGGTGGGATAAGTGGGGCGGACTTGTGGGAACCCTGACGGGCGCAGACCCTGGCTCATTTGGTCCACGTAACCAAAGTCAAGGTTCGTCATACGTATCACCTACAAGCACACCGAGTGCTAGACAAACATCAGCGATGGGTGGCACCACCATCATCAATTTGAATGGAATTGTTGATGCTGAATCGGCTCGTCGCAGCATCGAGCAGTTGATGCGCAAATCCAGCCTGCGTACAGGCACAGTCAATTTGAACGGAACAATTTTCTAATGACCGCATGGACACCAACTTTATTTTTAACTGACGGAGAAACAATTCCGACCAGTTACACAGACCATGCTGAGATAGGCTCAATCAACATTTCTGGTGGACGGTACGACACGACAACCCAGCCGACCGGGCGCACCATGACAGTACAACTCACACCGCTCACAAGTTTCACACCGCCAAACATTGCAGACCCACTGCAGCTGTATTTAATTCTTGGTGGATACAACTACGACCTGTTCAACGGCATTATCACAGACATCTCATTCTCGTACCGTAACTTTGGCAACGGCAACGGTATTCCGACCTACACCATCACAGCAATGGCAGCCATTGGCACGATTGAATGGAATTCTTGCACACCAACAGTCAATTATTCTCTGGACTACGCAGGTGCTCAAATACTTGCGATGATGAGTGATTGGCAATTTGCCAACAAACCGTTTTACGACTACACCACAATGCCCCAAACTGGTGGTGCCGTCCTCGATGCCGTGGCACCATCGAGCACAGATAACTTGTATGACGTCATTCGATACACAGCGTCAAGTGCTGGCGGAGTGTTTTATGATCGGGCAGATGGCTCAATTTGGTATGACAGGCGTTCAGACCGCAACAACAGGTCAGCATTTACGCTCACAAACGATGACATAGATTCCAGCATTTCATTTACACGTTCCATCACAGCCATCGGAAACGACGTCAAAATTATTCGTACAGGCACTGATGCCACAGCTAGTGACTCAACCTCAATAGGCAAATTTGGCAAGCGTCACGGAGAACGAGACACCAGAATCCACAATTTGAGTGATGCACAAACCCTTGCCAATAGTTTCATTGCTGGTTTCAAGTCACCAGTATGGAGACCAGACACAGTTTCCTGCACACTCACAAACCCACAAATGTCTGATGCTACTCGAGCAAACTTGTTAGGCGTATTTTGTGGCTCAAAAGTCACCATCCCAGTACCATCTGAAATTGGTGGCGGCACAGATACCTATTTTGTTGAAAACTTCACATGGACCGTGGATGTCGGATACCTCAACGTGTCACTCGGCCTAGCACCAACCAACGACAGTATCTAAAGATAGGATTTCAACATGCCTTTCCATAAACCAACCAACAATCCAGTAGTGACCTGTAAGTACGGCACAAAGGGGGATGTGTGGCAATGTGGACACCATACCGGGACGGACTATGCCGGCAAGGCTGGCGATCCTGTGTATGCAGTAGCAGGTGGCAAAGTCATTCACGCCAATCGGATGGGTGGCTGGGGACTCGCATACGGCATCCACGTCATCATTGAAACTGAGGGTCTGAAAGAGGGCAAACTACAAACCGCCTACTGTCACCTGTCTTATGTGAACCTCGAGGTAATTAGCAAAGGCAAGGTTGAGGCTGGTCAAATCATTGGCTTCATCGGAGCAACAGGCACCACCGCATCAGGCCCACACCTACACCTCGAGATGCGCACAAAACCATTCCTGTACAACAACAAGACACACAATCCAGAACTGGTCATGAAACCCATTGGCCCCGTAAAGAAAGCACCAGCCAAAAAGCCATGAACCACCACCAACTCACACAACTTTCAGCAGCTGCTGGATCACTGGGGCGCACATTCCTTGTGACGTTCCTAGGAGCCATCCTGACCGCAGGAAACTACTCAGAGACATCATTGAAAGCGGCTTTGTATGCCGGAGCAGGGTCTGTGCTCATGGTGACTTACAACTGGCTCAACTCGAGCGATACAAGATACGGTATCGGTTATGTCCCAAGGTGAACCGACCTTAACCGAGATCATGCGACGCCTGGACGAACTTTCACAGGACGTCAAAGACATACCCATCAGGGTGCAAGAGGAATTTGTTCGACGTGAGACATATACAGCTGAACGCCGACACCTAGACGATCGAGTAAGCCGCCTAGAATCCCGGTCAGAGTGGATTGTCCGTACTGTAGGGGCATTGGTCATTGGACTTGTTGTGGGAGCCTCAAGCCTGTTCAGATAGGCACAGCATGTCTTTATGATGGAGACATGGACACCGAACCCGAACGCACCCCAGTAGCCGAGATGCTGCACCATGTCCAGCAGGAAATCTTTCCAGAGGGCGCAATGTGCACAGCATGGGTGCTTTCAACTGAGTGGATGAATGTTGATGGGGAATGGTTCACGTTCACGCTCACAGACCAGTCAGCACCCGTCTGGAGGCATTTGGGCCTACTTACTAAGTCCACTATGGAACTCGATGCTGAAATGGCTGACGACACGCCTGACATGGATTAACTTGACACGTTGCAGATTGGGCGTAAAGTGATGCATGTGAACAACCCCGTTCACATACGAAAGGTTAATCATGTTGAGATTATCTAATTACACAGGCTGGTCACTAGCCATCTACATGTTCGCATGTGGCGATTCACTATCACTCACCAAACTTGTTCCACTCGGCCTGCTCACAGCTGCACTACTGTGGTTCGGACACGAAGTACACGATGCATTTGTCAGCGAAGTTGAGGATGCCTACTACGATGCACCCATTGGTTCACAGGTAGCCCGTGATCTAAACATTGAGGTGCCTAATGCCTAAGCAAACCGCATCAGAATGGCTACTCGCACGTGGCGCAGAAATGGGACTACCCACCTACCAAGCAATCGCAGACGAGATGGGCATACATCGAGGTAACCTGTGGCGTTACTTCCACCACCAAACCATTCCAAACATGGGCCTCTTGCCTGTAATGTGTGAAGTGTTATTTGTTTCACCAACAGACCTACTCCGAGCTTTAAAGCTCTTAGGACCTAAACAGACGCTGTGAGCAAAGCATTCAGTCAGGAACTTTATGACAGAAACGACTGGGTTAAGCACCTATTTATTGACATCCTAAACTCCCGATACGAATGCAACCCCCGTGTCAATCCTGACGAATACGGCATAGACATACTGACCGACAAATACGACTACGAAGTTGAAGTGAAACACAACTGGATTGGAGTGGACTTTCCATATGACACAATCCACTACTCCAGTCGCAAAATCAAGTTCGTCAATCACCGGTCATACTTCGTCACATTCAACAGCGACAAAACCCGATACTTCATCATCCACTCATGGGAACTTCGGGACGCCAAATGCATCACCAAGAACACATCCCTGACTCGCAGCGAATCTTTCATCGAGATTAATGTCAGTCAGGGATGGTTCTATGATGTACCTCACGACTTGGAAGCCAAATACAAATAGAAAGGCAAGAAAATGCAGTTATACGATCTGATTGCAGCTTGTAGAAGCGCACTTCATGATAAGCGATGGGTCCGAGATTTCCAAGGACTTGAACCCGGGCATAAAGCACACGTCAGGGGCAAACTAGTTAACGACGGTCCATGGCACACAATTATTGATGAGGACGACAATCTTAGGGCTGTCAAATGCGACATGCTGAGCGTTCTGGAAAAGGATGCCTGATGAGTTTTAACCTGAATGATTACGTGGACGTAAAAACCCGTGTAGCACTATTTCATCAAGCATGGCCTCATGGATCACTACAGTTTGAGTTCAAAGGCATTTGCCTACATGACGAGGACTACATCTGGGGCATCGCATACGCCTACCGTGACAAAGACGACACAAAACCCGGTATCGGCACAGCACAAGAACTAGCCATCGGGCGCACCAACTTCACAAAAGGCAGTACCTTGCAAAACTTGGAAAGCAGCTGCTGGGGACGAGCCATTGCATCACTGGGCATAGGAATCGATGTATCAGTAGCCTCGAGGGACGAAGTTGAGTCAGCACAAGAAGCCGAACGGCCTAAGCCCGTTTACAAGGGTTCAAAGCAGGGCAAACCATTTGCCGTCGACCCAGCAACCGAAGCACAGCGCAAACTCATCCAGCGACTCATGCCCGGACCAGCATGGGTTGAGGAATGGAAAGCCAAGCATGAAATAGTCGGTCCCATCACAAAGCTTGAAGCATCAGCCATAATCGAGGAACTGCAGTCCATGCAACCGATAAAGATTGGTGACCAGAAAGTCACAGTGCCATTCGAAAGGACAACAGATGGCGACTAGTAAGAAAGTAACGCTACTGGACACACCTGCAGCACACTTTGATGCAGGCTTCTGCAACGGCCTACTCATGCTCAGGTCACACATTGTCGATAACGAGAAAATCACAGCAAACATGCAGCGCATACTCAACACCATTGAACAGCTAGTAGGGGAAACGAATGAAAATTCAGATAACAGTCGTAGGTAATCTCACAGCAGACCCAGAACTACGCTTCACACCAGCAGGCAAGCCCGTAGTGAACTTTGTGGTTGCTTGCAGTGATCGAAAGTTTGACAAAGACACAAACACCTGGGTCGATGGAAGCACCACATTCATCACATGTACAGCATGGAACAAGCAGGCTGAGAACATTGCCGAAAGCCTACAGAAAGGCATGGCAGTCATTGCACAGGGCATCCTGCGCCAACATGACTACATCGACAAGAATGAAGCCAAACAGCGACGCATGGAACTCGAGTGTGATGTTGTAGGTGCAGCACTCACCAACGCCATTGCTAAGGTTGAGCGCATCAAGCGAGATACACCACTAGCAGCTGCAGACCCATGGGCACAAGCAGCACAGGCTGAACCACCGTTCTAGAACACTTTGCTAATGTCCGGGCGTGACTCAAACCGCTGGCCTGCTAACCAACAGGCTCAACCGCCGTTCGAGGGCGTACTACTGGCATGGACGGACTAAACCATGCAACCCCATCCCACACACAATCAAGGCAGGGAGAGTTAATCACTGTGATGCTGAACCGAGTCACCCAGCATCGAGCGACCAACATGATTAACAGATGGCGTGACTATCCGTAAGGATCCATACACCAGTACCGCTCATCCATGACGGACAGGAGATTTGGCTGCTCTTGGTAGCCATTCCCTGCCCACTAAGCCAATCAAGACAGGAGTCAATCAGTGATACCCAAGTCAATACTCAAACAACAAACAGAATACGAACTACGAATAAGGCAACTTGAAAGCAAAGTTGAACGCCAATCGATAATGCTTAAAGCATTTGATAGAGAACTACAGGCCAGCATCAGTGAACGTCTTAAGTGTCTAAGATGCCGTGTAGCCTTAAGGAAAGAGAGGGAGAGTAATGCCGGTAAGAGTTAAAGGATGGGCACAGATACGAGTCCGTGTGCTACAGCGTGATGGCTACACATGTCACTACTGCAGAGGTGAAGCAACCGAAGTAGATCATGTGATACCTCGAGCACTGGGGGGTGGCGAGGATGATGACAACCTTGTTGCAGCTTGTGTTCGATGCAATAGAAGCAAAGGAAAGCGCATCGCACCTAAACGACGGTTTTTTGTGGGCACGATTGGAC